GCTTCATCCTCAGTAATGCCTAAACGCTCAAGTAACTCAGCCTTAGCCTGAGCCTTTGCTTGGGCTTCGGCTGCTTGCGCTTCTTTGATTGCCAATGTTTGAGCATTATCAATTTCTTGTTGCACTAATTCATCATCAGTTAATTCACGCTCTATAACTTCGCCTGTTTCGCAATTAATTATTTTTTTCATTATGAAATACCATACAATCTAATAGAAGTATTTGCTATGTTTGACAAGGTACCTGCGCCCTGTGTGCGAAAAATATCTAATGATGTAATCGCACTTGTGTTTCCCCAAGACCCAACTACTGAATGACCCTGTTTTTCACCAGCGCCAGGTGTAAAAAAATATGCTCTATATCCATAATACATTTTGTGTTTTGTAGTTGAAGCGTAATTATCAATTAAAATTTGGCCAGTCACTGTTTCATAAGGATTTTGATTTGAGGCTCCTTCACCAAAAACTCCAGTTGGCATGCCCGCACTTGTTGATGTGCTTGAAATAAACTGAGCAGTTGGGCTACTCTGATTAAATCCCCAGGATTGAGCAGAATATTCTGATACGGCACTATTATTAAAACGCAATGAAAATGCAGTTGAGTTATTTGAAAAATATAATCCATGAAATGTCAATAACAATTGCTTATATGTTCCCGCAATACTGCCAAATGAAATTGAAGCATTACCACTTGCAACAGTTTCTTGAATTAAAGTCATTCCACCAGCAGCAGGAAGTGCAGCCCACTTAACTCCATTTGTTGCTGCTGAATCGGCAGTTAAAACATAATCATTTGTTCCAACGGCTAATCGTGCAGCGGTGTCGGCAGCGGATCCAACAATTAAATCACCTTTTGCATCAATAAGCGTTTTAGCAATTGCTGCTCCGGCATTTGTGAAAACTGTTGTGTCAATCGCTGTGCCAAGTGATCTAATGGCTGCTGCGCCATCTTTGACCAAGGCTGTATCATCTGGAGTGCTCCAGCTGTAATTTGTAGTGGTTGCCATATTATCCTTTATCTCAGGCTACGATTGTAGCGTATTCCCATGTCAAAGTTGGATCAATTGTGTTCCATGTCTCGGTGATTGGCACAGTATTCCAGCGCATCGCCACTTGGCTAAACGCCACTGGTGAAAGATTGATGGTTAGAAATAATTCATTGAACCTTGTGCTCCAACGCCAACCCTCGACATACCCCTCAAATTCGCCACCTGAAATTTGGTCAGGCAGATTTTGGATATTGAGTGGCTGACCCATAAAGACGGCTAAAAGGTTATCTCGATCGCTGTTATCAATTTCTGAGTTTGTAATTGGAAAGGTTATTGATTGGAAAGCAGGTAAAGGGAAAGCACGCTGAGCAATGTATCTATCTGCGACCTCTTGAGCATTAGCACCTGAATGAATAGCTGATTGAATGCTTTGTGCTTTGTAACCATAAAGTGCGATTGATTGTGGGCTTGAAGCAACTACTTGTGAATTGAAGTTATTTCCATAATTGATATAAATATCATTTCGAATGTCGCCGGATCTTGTAATGGTTGACAATCCCTGACCTAAAGCATGGCTTGCATCTAAATCAACATAACCATTGGCTGCTAAATAAGTTTGCCTGTGGTCTGCATCTGAATAACCAATATCGCCGTTAGGTTCTTCATAAAGATACCCAAATGCGCTGTCAGCAATATTACTTGCAATGTTGTAAACAGTATCAGGATCAGCCGATCGGCTTGACATTGTGTAAAGCCCCGGTTGGTCGATTTCCCCAAGCCCTTGATTTACAGCTTGTAGCCAAGTTTCGGTTGCAGAATATGTTGCCCAAGTCGATGCTGCTGGCACATCATTCCATGAACCAAGAAGCACGCTGGATAGCAACTCATAGATCTGGTTTCCATCCTCATCTTGTGAAAGGTTATCGTTGTAGATTTCTTTGGCAAGTTTGACTAATGTGCCCATTGCCAAGATTGTGTAATTAACAACAGTTGCCAATGATCCAGTTCTTTGAACTGCAATAGTCAAATCGGTAACATTTCCACCGAACAAAGTAACATAATTTCCCGCACTGTTTTTAACTTGCAAACTTAAACTGTCATTAATGTCAAATGGTAAAGTTTGTCCATTTAATGCAATTAAAGATAGTTGTAAATAAGACGGGTTTGGTTGAGTGTAAATATCTGTGCGACCTGCTTGATGTGCAATATCGCTTATAGCAATGTTGGTGTAATCAACACCAGCAACAGTCAGCTTCCAGTCAGGTATCCAAAATGTCATTACTGAAACACTATTCCAAATCCTCCACCGAATGTGGGAGTTGATCTCGCTGAACTATCAACCAGCACCTTTTGCACAGCTCTAGCAGCCCCCTCTGGATCTATTGCTTGAACTGAAATGTTATTAATAACAGTCGGCTGATTTTGAGTATTACCAGTAGAAATGGCAGGTAATCCTCTTTCGCCGGCTCGATAATCAAAACTTGATCCTGAACTGCCTATTCTATTCAATGATCCTATATCTGCACCGGGTTTGACCAAATTTAATCCTCGAATAACAGTATTAATTGCATCAATAATAAAATTCAAAACCGGTGTTATCGCCCCAGCAATTGCGCCAAATGCACTAATAATTGCTGCTGCTGCTTTTGCTCCAACATCGATCATGAAGGTAAAGACTTTACCCAAGATAGGTAGAACAACAGTTTGCAATAATTGCACAAAAGCATCAAAACTTTCTTTGTTGTCATCAATAGCCTTTTTAACAACTTCCCAAGCATCCTGAAACTTGTTAACAATTGGAACACCATATTGAAATATGTAACCAATCAATTTTTCAATAATTGGAAGCAATGCTGCGCCAATGGATTCTTTGGCTTCCTCAAAACCTTGTTTTAATCTGTCAATTCTGCCTTGAAAAGTTTCTGCATTTCTAGCTGCTGCCCCACCATAAAGATCACTTAATGCCTTTTGTGTTTGGTTAAAATCCATCGCCTTTAGATCGGCAGCCGATAAACCAATGCCTAATCTTGCAAGTTGTGTTTCTTGACCATCATAGGCTTTTGCCAATGCTGATGTAACTGTTGTTAAATCTTTGCCAGATCCTGCTGCCACATCTAATGCTAAATTTAATAACTTTTGAGATGTATTAACATCTTTTGTGCTTACCGATAATCTTTGGAATGCGTTTCTTAAATCATTATCAGCAACACCAGTCGCCAATTGAGTTTTTGTAATATATTCCTCAGTAGCCTTAATTTGGGCATCAGTAGCCCCTGTGGCTGTCTTTAATGCACTTGCTAACCTTAATTGCGCTTGCTCATCCTCAATGGCTGATTTGACCCCATCAATGGCTAATTTGCCAGCATAGGCAACCGCAGCAGCAGCTGCCACAGTAAATGCTAAAGCAGCCTTCTTACCAAACTCTGAAATCTTGCTTGCGTTACTTTCAACTGCTTTATCAGCATCGCCTAATTTCTTTTTTAAGTCATCAACATCAGCGAGGATTGATAACTTTAATGTGCGATTACCAGTAGCCATTAGACCCATTCCTTAATGATGCGATTAAAAGCCTGTTCCCATTTGTTAATCAATTCAGGCTGAATTCTGCGAAGCGTTGGATAGATAAACCACCCTCTCGAACCTCTGCCTTGCCTTCCTGAATATGCAGGGAACTGCTTGAACTTATTAGATCCAAACTCAACACCACCCCATAGGGTTTGCGTTGTAGCCCCACCTGAAAACTTTTGTCTTGCGAAACCATAACGGAACTCACCGATTTTGCTGGATTTAGAGATACTAACTCCGTCTGCAACCCTTTGCGCAACTTCGCCAGCCTTTGTTCGACCTCTAGCTGCTTGTTTAATTTCCTCTGATGCAAAATAAGCCAGAGCAGCAGACTGCGATCTTGCTTCCTCAGTAGCTTGGTCATCCATAAGTTTGAATGCTTTGTAAATATCACGCAGATCGTTTTTATTGTAAGCGATAGTTTCATTTGCCATGCCTCGCCTCCAATACTTCGATCGCTGTTAAAATGTCCTCCGCTTCAACCCATTCTCTCATTGGAATTTGTGTGGCAATTGCCAACTCAACCAATAATCTGCTTAGGCTTCCTGCTGGATGACTTTTGGGTCTGCATCACCGACTATTACATCGCTGACTGTTTCCATCCATATATCAAAACCTTTTACTGGCTTTCCTGCTGCTTCTCGCTTGTGTGCGTTGTAAGCCAAAAACATCAGATCCCACATGCCAAGTTTTTCTTTTGCTTGGCTTATAGTGTTGCCAGTTGTCTTTTCCCATTTTGCCCACTCAGGTGGTTGGGCTACATAAGTGGCTTGCTCACCTGAGTTATATTCAATTGTAATTGGTAACTTCATTTGTTTGCTCCCGTTTGTTTATTGATTAAAAGGTTTCTGCTGGCACTCCGATAACTTGGAATGAAAGAGATACAGTTTGTGCATCTGGTGCAGTTCCACCAGCTGATGGCCACATTGGCAATACTTGGAAAGTAAATACTGCGCCGGATGTAGCTGTGAAAACTGTGTTGATTGCTGTATCTGGTGCTGATTCGGCAACGCCCCATAGGATCTCGCAAAGTGATCCAGTTGCGCCCCAATCGGCTAACATTTCAACTTCAAAGGTGAAGTTATTATCAGTTACCTTAAAGACTTTTCCGTCTAGTGTCTGATAAGTCTGACGATCCATCTCGCCAGTAAGTGTTGCTGTTGTTGCTTGTGCATCGAAATTATTACCGCCAATAGTGAAGGTAATATCTCGACCGGTAATAACTGTCGTTGGCATTTTTCTCCTTAGATTGTTCTCTGGTAATAGGTGCT